ATCAGGTTGCGCTTGAGGTCGGTCGGGCTGGGCTTCCAGTACGACGCGCCCCAGGGCCAGTTCGGCGGCAACAGCTTCGAGCCCTTCTCCAGGAACTCGTCCGCCTCCGCCCGGCTGTGGTGCCCGAGCGAGACCGCCTTCTCGATCTCGAGGGTGGCGGAGGTGAAGGCCGCGTATCCGATCGCCGCGTCGATGAGCTCGATGAAGTGGCCCTTGTCGTGGTCGGCGTCGTAGCCCTCCTGCACCACCTGACGGGCCCGCTCGTTGTAGATGTGACTGGCGCCGCTGTTCTGGTCGATCACGCTTCGTCCTCCTCTTCGTAGGGCTCCAGGAACCCCATCATCGGCTCCGAGCGGAACAGCCCGGCCTTGGGCGCGATCGTGACCCAGCGGGCGTCCCGCGGGAGCTTGTTCGCGTGGAACTGCGGCACGAGGGCTTCGGTGTTCCAGCCCTGCCGCCAGTCGGTCAGCTCGACGATCTCGCCGACCTGGAGATTGCGGCTCCAGCCCGCCCAGTTCGTGTCACCGAAGAAGACCAGCGCCTCGATGCGCGCTCCCTCCTTCGCGACACGGAACCGGGCGCCGGGCACGAACATCCGCTTGTTGGTCTCCAGCGGGCCGCGCTGCTTCATCTCGTGCACGCGCCGGCTGATCGCCAGGACCTCTTCGGTCGTGGAGTCAGGCCCCAGGCCCTTCACGATCTCGAAGAGCTCGAGGTCCTTCTCCGCCCGCGCCGCCTCGCGCTCGGCGTGGATCTGCTGCGCGCGGACGGCGATGATCGTCTTCTCGCCGTTCACGATCTCGTCGAACTTGGCGTCCGCGAGGTACTGGTCGGTGACCGACGGCCCCAGCGGGGTCTCGGTCTTGTCTGTCGGGTCACTCATCGGGATCCACTCCCATCTGGCGGTCGTACCATTCCTGGCCGAGCACCTCGTTCGGGTCTTCGGGCGGGTCGGCTGCCTCGAGGGAGGTGCCTTCCTGGGTGAGGTCGAGGTCGAAGTCGTTCTGACGCTCCTCTTCACGCTGGGCGCTGGCCATCTGGCTCAGGGCCGTGTACTCGGCCTGAGCCTCGATGGCCGCCTTCTCGCGGGCTTCGTAGAGCTCCTTCATGCGCTCGACGATGATGGCCGGGGTCTCCATGATGCCCAGCGGCTCGGAGGCGGTCTTGAGGACGGTGAAGCTCTCCTTCGGGTCGTCCTCGATCGCCCAGATCGTGCTGGCCACCAGGAGAAGGCTTGCACCCTCCCTGGTGGTCAGCTCGATCATGCCGAGCTCCTGAGCGGGAGTCAGCTGGACGGCCATCAGCCCTTGGCCTCCTGCTTGTCGAACCACGCTGCGGCCGCCTGCTGGTACTCGCCCAGCCCGAGCGGTGCGTTGTCGTTCGTCCACTCCGAGAAGTGGTTGGCGAGCTCGTTGATCTCTGACTGAGTCGCAGGTCGACCCTGCTTCCCGGCCTCGATCATGGTGACAGTCTCGCCACCAAGGTGGATCTCGATGAACCCCGAACCGGCGGTCACTTCGGCGTCAGCATCACCCGCGTCGATGACGCTCTGAAGGCGGGTGTTCAGCTCCTCGACGCGCATCAGAAGCTGAAGCTCGCAGCCTGGTTCGAGAGCTCCACAGCACGGCTGACCAGGCCGTCGCGGGTGAGGAAGGTCCGGCGGAACCGGGTCTCCTCGTTGTTCGCCCGTCGGTGCCAGTTCAGGAACTCGAGGCTGGCCTGGACCAGGCCGTACGAGGTGTCCTGCAGACCCTCGCCGGTGATGCCCTGGTACGACTCCAGCCACATCTTCCGGTCGCGCTCGACGTTCGCCTTCACGCGCTCGCTGATCAGGTTGACCGGCGGCATCGGGATGAAGCGGTCGAGGAACTCGATCGCCGCGAGGGGCTGGATCTTCTGGCTGATGAGCTGCTCGCTCTGCGCCTGCCAGTTCGCCAGTGACTCCCGCCATCCGGCGAGCGCCTCCTTCGCCTGGCCGATCCGCTCGCCAACGTTCTTGGAGTGCCGGAAGGTGAACTCGGTGCCGCGTGCCGACGCGTCCATGTCCGCGAGGCGAGCGGTGTTCTGGCAGACGATCCGGGTGGTGGTCGCCTGGCCCCGGAAAGCGCCCGATCCGTCGTGGCTGTTCTGCAGGGCGAAGTACGGGATCGTCTCCCCGCGCGGGTCGCCCTTCACGATCAGCGGCTCCTCGAGCCGGACCAGGACCCAGACCTGACGGCCGCCGTTGAGCGAGCCGGCGGTCTCGAACATGACGTCCGACCCGCTCTTCTCGATCGCCTCGGCGATGTCCCAGATCTCGTTGTTCGTGACGTTGGTGTAGCTCTCGGCCACGACGCCGAGGGTGTCGAGGGTGTCGTCGCGGACGTTCTGGCGCCAGCCCTCGATCTCCTCGAAGACCTCGAGCGGCGGCAGGTCGCTGCCGTTCTCGCCCTCGTCCTTGATGATCCGCTTGCGGTACAGCGGCTCCTCGGCGACGTCCCACGGGTGGGCGATCGCCTGGGCCTCAGCCCGCTTCGGGTAGTCCTTGAACACGGTGCCCAGCCCGTGCCATGCGCTCTCGCGGACGGTGAACATCCCGTCCGAGGTGGTGAGCCCTGCACTCATGCGATTTCTCCTTCATCGGTTGCGGCTGCGAAGCCGCGCTTGTCTAGTCCGCGGGCGATCAAGTCCAGCGTCTCCTGGGGTGTCAGGACGACGCCGGCCATACCGCCCGCGCGGTTGATCAGGTGGATCATGTTGCGCTGAACCGACGTCGCTCGGCCCCGCGCATGGTCTTCGCTCTCGCCGGGCTTCTGGTGCTTAGCCTCGGCTCCGACCAACAGGCCGTGCACGCAGATAAGCAGGTCTGGGATCCCCGCCATCTGCATCGGCCCGCCGTGGATCTTGACGATCCAGGCAGTCGGGTACTGCTTCTTGACGGCCCGCACGATGGCTTTGACCAGGCCGGTCTCGTTCGTGTACGTCGCCATTCGCTTGCTCGATTCGGTCGATTCGGATAGATTTCCTGAGTAGCGTCTCCGCCGCTACGAGGGAAATCCCGCCCGGAATAATCCGGCGAATAATCCTCCCGGTGGAGCAAGGGCCCGGAACCCGGTCAGGCTAATTGACCAGGTGCCGGGCCCTCGTCGGTTACAGCGAGAGGTTCTCGAGGTCGACCGAGCCGTCTTCGGCGACGGCCGAGGCGTTGTCGACTTCGATGGTGTCCGAGCTCACCGCTGCGGCCTGCGGGGCCGACTGCGCCGGGGCTGCCTGCGGAGCGGGCTCCGGCAGGTCCTCGACGCCCGCGATCGTCTCCGGCGCGGCCTGCGGAGCGACGAACTCGTCCAGGCCACCGCCCTCGACGCCAGCGAACTCGTCCTCGTTGGAGGCCGACTGGTTGGCACCGATGGCGCGGGAGTAGCCGCGGACCTCGGAGCGCACCCGGCCGTTGTACGGCTCGCCGTCCTCGACGTCGATCTCGAGGATCTTGCCGATGAACTGGCGGACGTTGACCTTCAGCTTCTTCTTCGGGGTGGGCAGGCCGATCGCCTGCATGAAACCGACCATGCGGAACATGGAGGCGTCGGTGAGGTAGAGGCGGTCCACGACGGTCTGGCCGTCGAAGTCGGTGCCGAGCACGCGGAACCACACCTGCACCTGCGGGGTCTTCTTCTGGGCCGACTGGCCGGCCTCAGCGTCCTCCACCTGGACCCGGTAGTGCCCGGGCTCGATGCGCGAGCCCATCCGGTCCTTGTAGTTGGACAGGTCGATGATCAGGTCATCCGACATGGATGATCTCCTTCGTGTTTGGTGTTGCGTTGATGGTTGGTTGGCGGGAACCCGTGGACTACGCAGCCTGCTTGCTGGTGGGCGCAGCCACAGCGCCGCCGATGCGGAGGACTCGGCTCAGCTGAGCCAGGTCCGGCGCGTTCTTCCCGCGACCGATGATCGACGGGAGCTTACCCCGCAGATCGTACGGGATGCGGGCCTTGGTCCGGTATCCGGGGTGGCCCCCGAATCGGACGATGTGACGCGTGGCGGGCTGTGTGTCGTCGCCGATCGCGTCGATGTTCTCCTCCTCCTCCGTGTCGAGGATGTAGTCAGGAGCGGCCAGCGTGAGGCTTAGCGCACCCTTCTGGACGTCCGGGGTCCGCGTGGTGGTCATCGCGATCTCGTCGTCCTGGATCTTGGTCTGCGCCGTCATGATGACGTGCATGGGCTTCGTCCGGCCGCCGTCAGCGAGGCCGTACCAGAAGGTCGCCGTGTCCTGCATGACGTCGAGCGACTGGCCCCACGTTCGCATGTCCGCCGGCGCCGTGCCCTGCTTGATCTCGCGGACCGCAGTCTCCGAGTGCCCGAGCAGGTAGCGCATCGTCATCTTCTGCACGGCCGTCAGCGAGTCGATGATGACCGCGTTGAAGCCGCTGTCGCCCTTGTCGAGCGCCCAGAAGATGTCGTCGAGGGCCGTGACCGAGAGCGGACGCACGATCTGGATGTTCTTGGCGTAGGGAGCACCGCGGAACGACCGCGTGCCCTTCTCACCCACCAGGTCGATGAACAGCGTGGGCCCCAGACTTGCGATGGTCGAGGCGAGCGTCGTCTTGCCCGAGCCCTGCGGTCCGTGGATGAGCCACCTGCCGTAGTCCTCCTTGGTGTCATCGACACCGGTCATATCGACGCCGCCGATGCTTGCCATGTGATCTCCTTCGGTTGATGTTGCG